TTCAACCTGCTCTAAGCGATAAGGGGCTGTTACATTCCGTGTAGCTGTTGATTCACCGCCCTCAATAAGCTGCCTAGCTTCTCTAGCCTTAGTGGGCTCGTAAGTTCGTGCGTAGCGACCAGCGCTTTGCTTCCCAAGGCCGCCAAGGCCAGTAGCGCCAGAAATATTGACGACTGCTTCAATGTTGCGAGCTGCTCGCGGGTTCTCTTGTGAGAACTGGTCCCATGCCTCACCGCCGGCTGCTATGGCTTCTTTTCCTGCCTGCATCAAAGGCTGATCAAAGAAAATGCCGAGCTGATTCATTACCTCATCTTCAATAACGTCAGGGGTCATCCTAGAGACCCCTTCACCAATGAGACCTACGCCTTTACCTATTAGGTCGCCAAGACTAGCGAAGCCTTGGCCATAAGCCTGCGTTACACCTTCTGAAACAGATTGATCGCCTTTCAGAGTAGATGCGAATATTTCGTTTGCCTTCTGAGCTCGAGTAGATTCGCCGCCGAGAGCATCAAAGCCAGCTTGAGTTGCGCTAAGCGCTGCTTGAGCGCCAAGACCAATAGGCTCAGAGACAGGCTGAGAAATACCTAGCATCTCTTTTACTTTAGCTTTAATGACATCCTCAGGAGTCCCCAAAGGAAACTCTGCAATGCTGCCGTCGGGGAGATCTACTTCAATAAACTCATCCATTAATTATTTTCCTCAAGCTCACCCGTTTCAGGGTTAAACTTAAATCTCCTCGGTGTTGCCGGCTGTGGAGTAGGCTCCCCGCCACCGCCTTCTGGCCGCGCTCCTGCTGGGTCCACATTTTCTGTGTCCCCACCTGCTGCCTCAAATTGCTGGGCAAGATAGCCGTCAATCGCACTTAAAGACCGAGTATCTTGATTTGCTCTTGCCTCTACCCGCCCGCGCTGGACAGCAAGATCAAGTTTATCAATAAGGTCATCGAGAAGCCTCATATTACCCTCGGTACTCATATCCGTATTAGCCTCAATCCTTCCTAATAAGGCGCCTTCTTGATACGTAAAGGCTGCGCCGAATGTTGGCCTTAACTGGCTTAGTACGCTCTTTTGTAGTTCGTAAATTAACTTGGACTCATCGGCAGACGTAATACCAAGACGTTGCTTAAACGCAAGCATTGCCCCCTTCATGCCACCCGTGCCCACGTTTTCCAAAATTTTGCGAGCTTCCATAAGCTGAGGCATTCTTTGCGCTGCGTCTATGCCATCGTTTATTGCTGTTTGCGCCCTACCTTCTTGGGCTCCCCCTCTTTCTCTAGCCATTGCAATATCTGTCTCGTAGATAACGCCAGACTTATTTGCATCATCTAAGGCTTTAGCCCTTCTTTGTGGATCGGTAATCACTCGCCCAAACTTATCAGTAAGCTCTTGCTGGCCCCCGCGCGTTACGCGAAGCACAGATCCGTTTTTAAATACTTTGGTAGCAGGGGTGCCGGTCTGCATATCTGAACCGCCACTGGTCCTCATAAACTCTTTAAAACCTTCTGTTCCTTCCTCTAAACCAGAATCACGAGCTCTTAGTCGCAGGGCCTTATAGGATGCAGGGAGATTTGAATCAGTGCTTATCTGGTTGTAAGCCTTACCAGCGGTAACAGCGTTATTCATCTCAGTCTTAAGACGATCCTTGGCCTCCATGTCGCCAGCCGCTGCCGCTTGAGCGAGCTGCAAGTAGCGTTTTGTATGACTGGTGTCTACGTTAGGGATCTGGCTAAGTATCTGAAAGCGGTCCTGCATTAAGCCAAGAACACCGCCAACGTCACCTTGATCCAAGAGATTACTGGCCGCAGATGCGTCCGCAAATAAAGTCTGCTTGCGCTTCTCTGCCGCCTGCTCATCTTCTAAGCCGCGCTTGCGAGCGATCTCGTCTTCTTGCATCATCTGTTGACGGAACTGCGGGGCTTCACCGCCTACCGCTGCTCCAAGGCCCATCAGAGCTCTTTCTATGTCGATCGCCATATTGACCTCTGCTATCGGTTTAGATTGGTAGCAGCCTGAGCCGCAGGGTTAAACATATAAGGATTCGCCATAGGAGCTGCTGCTATGTTTGTCGCGGCCTGATTGGGGTATAGAAAATTTGAAAACCCAGTAGTCTGTGCGGCCGTAAACGTCTGATTAGGATTCGTTGGAGTGAATGTGTTTTGCTGCTGATTACCATTAGCATCTTTTATTATACCGTAACCAAGAGCCCCAGCGTTGAGAGCGTTTTGCACTCCACCTTGATAATCAGGCACGTTGATCTGAGCCTGAGGAGTTCCAGAAATTCCTGCCGCTATGTTCTGCTGAATGTTAGACATATCCGCACCGTAGCCCTGCTGAGCTCGTGCCTCGTTTAGCGCTGCGCTATTATACTGGTCCATCAGCATATTGCGCTGACCGCCGAGCATAGTTGCTAAGTTGCTTCCTTGGTTGGCGTAGATATCGGCAAGGTTTGACGCTGCGCTGCCATACTGGTCGGCTAGTTGCTGCCCCGCCACTGTTCTACCTGTAGCAAGATTAACCCCGAGATTCCCAATCTGCTGGGCCGCAGGTAATCCGTAAGTTGTTAATTGATTGCTTAACTGATTTCCAAGAGCTTGCTGGCCCTGTAGCTGCTGAGTCCCAAGACCTGTTTGGATGTTGGCCATCGTACCCGCAGCGTTCTGACCCAGTGTAGACAATCCGCTAAGGTTGGATATCTGATTTTGCAAGCCTTGTGATGCAAGGCCCTGCCCAAAGCGCTGTAGCTCCTTCTGAACATTACCGCCACCGAGGCCGCCTGTAGCGCCTGCACCGGCTAAGTTAGCCCGCATACCTTGCTCACGCAAGAAAGCTATTTGCGGGGATTCTTGATAAGCCGCATTAAATGCGTCTTGGCCTAGAGCCCCTGACAATGCCATCTGCTGCTGTAGAGCTGCTTCGCCTGCTTGTTGGTAAGGCTGGATAAATCCGCTGGCATCCTGAGCTCTCGCTTCTGCCTGCTGAAGCCCTAAGCCGTACTGGTTTGCGAGCTCTTGCCTACCCGTTCGGTTGAGCATATCCAGCATATCAATCGCGCCGGTTGCCCCGCTCTTGAGTGCCATCTCGGAACCGCGAAGGCCCGTAGGGATCTCGCTGCCAGTTTGGTATTGAGTTGTGGCCATCTGTGGCAGGTTGTACGATCTACCAGCCAAGGCGTCAAGATCATTAACACTGCTCGGGGTAGCCGCAGGGGTAGCCGCAGGGGTAGCCGCAGGGGTAGGCGCAGGGGTAGGCGTCGGGGTAGGCGGCACATAAGGTGGCGGTGGAGGTATTGGCCTTACAGGCTCAGGATCTACATTGATTGGAGCCGGTGGAGGCGATATAGGCAAGCCTGCTTGAGCCTCTGCTATCTGGGCAGGATTAAAATCTAGCTCTTGCGTAAGGTTGCGCTCTACGATTTCTTGAGGCGCATTAAAATACTCTGAGACATCGCCAGTGCTTGTCACGCCTTTTCTGATTAAGTCTTGAACCCTTTCTACTTGAGGTGCAGTTAAAGTCCCGCTAGTGTAAACATCAGGGGGAATATCTGTAAGACTTTGAATAATAAGCGCTTTTGGCACGCTAAAGTATTGAGCGACATCATTGACATCAACCTCGCCAGAATTCAATAGCGCCTTTACGCGGTCCACTGTCTCTACTGAGTAGTCAGTTCCCTTAGGCAGGCCGTTTAGTTTTGCAATACTCATGGTTGCGGGCCTCCAGTCATGCCAAGGGCTTTAGCGACTTGTTCAGATGTAACAGATTCCCCCGCAACACCAGATGTTGCAGGTTTTAGAGGACGACCTTCTGCCTTGCCGTAATTATCGTAATGCCATTTAGCGTAGCCTTCCGCAGTTCTAAACTGAGGATCGCCTCCCTCAAGAAGCAATGCTTTCTTTGAATTATAATCAGCAAGAATGTCTGGGTTGGCCGATAGATACCCTTGAGCCGTGTTAGCGTCCCAGTCCATCACGCCGGCGTTTGAGTATTCGATCTGCTCGAATCCCTTGAAATCTAAAGGCTGAGGATTGGTCAAACCGCCAAGCTGCGAGTAGTCCATAGGGACGCTCTGGGCTTGCAAATTCCCGTAATTGATAGGATCGCCAAGGATAGCCGAACGCTGCCCCATGAGGCCGGCGAGAAGCGCCTGCTGCGCCATGTAGTCGCCAGTCTGAGTAGCATCTACCATAGGCCGGAAAGTCTGGCCGGCAAGAGCAAGGTTTTGATTCATGCCTTGCTGGCGGATATCTTGAGACGCTTGATAGGCTGGTAGCATGGACTCTGTGGCGCGCTGGCCGTAGTCCTTGATCATGCTAATCTCTTGCGCTCGCTGGGCTGCGGATTGCTCGGCCATTTTCTCATTGGCTTTGTTCTGCATATAGGAGCCGACCAAGCTTGCTCCACCGCCAATTAATGCACCAGTTACTGGATCCATCTTAATCCCACCTACTTAATTTATTTAATTTTATCACATTTTGCTGGTTAAACCGCTATCCAGCCCTGCGTTACGTCGCCACCAATTGACGGTAGCATTTTCCTATATTCTATCGATCCGGTGGTTCCAGCGGAGTTAATGTAAAGGCTGTACTGTCTGGCCTCTACTACTCCCTCTGGCGAGCCCACACCCACTATAGGGATGCTTAGGCTTGCGTCCTGAGTGAACTGCCTGAACGGTTGAGCCATGGTTCCATCGCTTTCAACGATAGGCTGGGCTGCGTTAAGCCTAGGGCCTGTCACTTATCACCACCAATGATGTTAGCGGTTAACTGTATTATTACAGGCTTGACCGCATCCGTTAGGGTGAACCGGAATACCTCGAATCTTGCTGCCCTACCATTGCGACGCCAGATAGCCCTGCGGCTGTACTCACCGATCTTGCCTATGCTGCGAGATATAGGCCCGCTCCATGTCTTGCCGTCCTTGGACCGCTCGAGCGTGATCTGAGGATCTGCCACTGATTCATTGCCAACGCCAGACTCTACCGTGAGCTCTAGGCTTGGGAAAAATACTGACTGCATATTGTTTTGGAAAGGCTGAGTAGCAACCCTTCGAACGATTGTGTTTTCGTATTCGGTGTAGACGTTTTGATCAAACTGACCAATGCGGCCGTCAATGATGTCGCCGCAGAGAATATTATTGTACGCCTTAACTACAGAGGACACCCTCAGGGCCCCTAGATTGCCCTCTAAGAAAGACTTGCGCTCATGCCATCTCTGAGATGTGGTGTCGTATACAAGCGTTGTAGCAGGCAGGGCGAAGCCTATAAAGTAGGCTCCCTTGCTGGCGTATGCCCATGAGTAAATGCTTGCAACCTGAGCATCTGACAGCTTTGATAAAAGAGAGTCAATTGCAGTCGTAGAGACTTTGACTGTACTGTTACCGTTAAGAGCCCAGATAGCCGGTCCCTCGTTCTCTCCGCCGCCGACCCACATAAAGGTATCTTGCGCGTTTACGAGAGAGTAGGGCGCATAGCATCCTTTCTGGAGAAATAGTCCGGTCCGCTGAAATGGAAAGTCAGCTCCGCCGATATTCTGGAAAGCCTCAAACGTCTGGCCGCCTGAGATGAATAGCTGATTCTTGTAGACGACTGGAGCCACAATGTCATCGGGGTCTGACTCGGCTGTACCGAAGTCTAGAGCGTTATAGCTCAGGCCGTCATTGATGGAGCTTACTATGAACTTCTTAGAGTCTGTGGTGATTAAGAAGTAGCCATCAATAAACACAACGAACTGAGGGGAACCATTCGCTGTGAAGTCAGAATCTGTGATCTGGGCAAACGTGTCCGTAACGTGGTTATAGATATAACCGTTACCGTTAGGCACGAGCACCATTAGCTGCGTTCCGTTATCGGCCATTGAGACACGAGCAACACCAGCAACGTCGCCGATAAAGGTTAGGCTGTAATCGTCGCCAGACTGATCTAGACGGTATAACCGTTCGCCATTCACGAAGTAAGGCTTACCAGCCATCTCGTGTGCGCCACGGTTTACGTTATCAAGTATTCCCGACGAAGCCAGCTCAACAATGCCCTCAGTGCCGAATAGAGTTTCTTGAGACAAACCAGTGCCCTGAACAATGTTAGGGTACCAGTTGGTACACTCTTGCGCCGCGATTGGCAGGGAGTCGCTGACATAGAATCCGTTCGCTATCGGTAACTGGGTTACTGGCATCTAAGATACTCCGAACAAGCAGTCCGTAACGGTTATATTGTTTGTGGTCGTAGCATTGGAAACAAAAACTTCAAGATAATCAGAGGTAGCCACGGAGACGTTATAAAACACTCCCACGTTTGCCGTATTGGATGCGGACACTAATCTGGATATTTTAGCGGCAGAAATAACAGTGCCATTTTTTGCCAAATGAACAGTTAGATCCTGATTTGTCCCAACCACATCCAAAGTCACAGAAGCCGTCAAATGAACTGTAGTGGTCGTTGAACCTGTATAGGTCAGCT